ATTATTGAATGGTAGCACCTTGTTTTGAAGTGTCTTGATATTTTGTTCCGGCTTTTGCGCCGCCAGGTGCCGGTGCATTAGTAGCCGCTTTAGAAGTCATTTGCTTAGTAACCTGTGCTTGTTTTGTACCTGCTTTAACACCCGGTGATGTCAATTGATCTTTAACAAGTTTAGCAACATTTGCCTTTTTAATTTCTTTAGCAAGTTCTTCAAGGTCTGGTCTTCCTAAACCTGGTGTGTCAGCACTTACTGGTTTACCAGTTGTCATATTTGTCCACGACTGACCTACCCAAATATGATCTACACCGTCTGCTTGTCTAACAAGTCCAATATTTCTACCATCTCTGTCTGGTTCGATAGCACCATCAAGTGCAGGATTTTTAGGGTCAACTAATTTGGCATCTTTTCTAACCCACTTAGCAATTTCGTCTTTTGTAGCACGTCTTTCGCCTTTAGATGCTGTAGCAGTAGCACCACCGCTTTGACCACTGCTTGTTGACGCTGTATCAGCGTTAGAACCGCCATCTGCGCCTGCTTTAGTATCTGTGTCACCTGCTTGTGCTGTTGCTCCGCCATCTGCGCCTGCTTTAGTATCTGTGTCACCTGCTTGTGCTGTTGCTCCGCCATCTGTTTCGCCACCACCTGCTGGTGCTGTGCCACCTTCTGGTGCTCCTGCATCTGCTCCTGCATCTGCTTTTGGTGCTGTTGCTGACGCTGGTAAATCAACTTTCTTTTCTTGTGCAAGTGCTGAAATATCATCGTTAGTCATTCCTGCATCTGCAAGAATGTTTGAAATACTTCCTGCGTCTGTAGGTTCGCCTGCCGCTTTCCATGCTTTATTAAGTTTGTTTGCAGTTACTTTATTTCCAATATCCTTAGCGGCTTGTTTAACACCTGCGGCCGCTTTACCTGCCGCACCTTTGACTGCTCCGCCTACTTTACTTGCAAGATTTCCTAATCCTTTTTTAATTTTTGCACCTGCTGTGTTAGGATTGTCTAATGGTAATTCTTGTTGTGCTGGATCTGCTTCTGCAATATATTGCTCTAACAAATACTTGTATGATGTTTCGTAGTCAATTGATTCTGCTTTTGCTTCACCTTCTCCGCCGCCTTTTAAACTTAATTCAAGTTGTTTCTTTTCTTCCGGATCAATTGGTTTGATCTTGTGCATATTTTTGTTGTTGTCATCAACAGTTTGTAAAGCACCTTGAGCCGCCGCGGCCGCTCCGCCTCCAATATCCATAACTTTTTCAATTGCCGCATCTGCATTGTCAAGCACAGCGATAGCCGCATCCAGTTGATCACCTGTTAGCATATCTTTAGGAATGTTTGCTACTGTTCGTGCAAGTGCTGTTAGGTCTGCATTTGCTTGTTGTGTTGTTGCTAAAAATCCATGTAGTCTACCTGCCGCTTCGTAATACTCTGGACTGAATACTTTTACATTGGTTGTTGCGTTAAATAATTGTTTGTACTCTGCAACCTGTTCTGGTGTCATTGTAAAGTTGTAATTGTAAGTAAAGCCGTTGATGTTACCTGATGATGAATAATTCATAGCACCGTCAAGTACACCGGCATCAAGACCTGCTTCTGCCGCCGCATCAGATACCGCCGCATCAAAGTTGGCTTTTTCAAAACTATCCAGCATAGCGTTGGCTTCTGCTTCACTACCTGTTGCAATGTTATCAACCATTCCGTCAGTTAAGCCTTGAATTGCTAATCCAGCAAGAGCACCATATGCCGCTGTTTTAACTGACTTACCAACTGCTGTTGATAATTTCTCGCCTTGTAATAAATCTTTTGAAGCACGTAGTATTAAACCTGCCGCGGCACCACCTGCAGGACCACCTGCAAACGCCGCAATAGTTGTTAGAATACCTACAGCAATACTTGCCTTGCCTGGATTTTCTTTTGCCCAGTCACTTACTTTTTGTATGCCTTGTACAATTTTTGAATCTGAATTTTCTGCACTAATTTTCTTTTTAAGTTCTTCAAACTTAGCATCTGCATTTTTAACTGGTCCAGCGTTTTGTGCAAGTCTACCAAGTTCGTTGATTTTAGCATCAACCTTCTTGGCAATGTCAACTGGAAGTTTTGCGGCCGCCGCTACACCTGAGCCTACTTTACCAGCAATAGTTTTATTATTGCCGCCGGCCATAGCACGTTCTTCAGCACCTTTGAAGATATCTTGAATTTGATCAGCAGTTAATTCTGCTTCAGCAAGTTTTGTATACTCTTCAAGTAATGGCCAAAGTTCGCGTTCCCATCTGTTAAGATAAATCTTTTGTGTTTCAGTTAGGTCTTGATAACCTTCTGTTAGGATTTGTGAAGTTCTATTGTTTGGTGTGTTAAGTTCGTTAAGTTTCATTATAGTAAAGCCGCCAATCGTTTTTTATCAGGATTATTTAATAAGTCAAGTTGTGCTTGAATATTTGGTGGAATTTCTGTAGCAGGACCGCCTGCACTTCCGTTTTGTGTTGGAGGTGCTTTGCCATCTGGTGCTGTTGAACTTCCTGTTGCAGTTGCTTTATCAACTGCTCCCGTATTAGTAGTTCCTTGTTTTGCATTAGCACCCGCGCCAGCGGCTGGTTGTGCAGTAGCACCTGCTCCGCTTGATACTCTTTTGTTATCTTGAACTACTGCTAATAAATTGTCATCTAATTCTTTTTTGCCAATTATACCTGTTTTTGGTCTTACAACATCTGTAGGATATTTTTTAGACTTTAGCCAAGCCATAAGTTCTTGGACATCAATTTTTCCCATTGATTGCCCTATAGATCCCATGTAATTTTGGAATTCTCCACGTAATTTATTTGCTTCATCACCGGTATCTGCCTTGCCTGCAAGTCCCATAGCGGTGTTTTTTGCGCCTAATTTGGCCGCCGCCTTAGCACCAAACTTAGTCAAACCCTGCTTAATAGAGCCTACAGGCGCCTCATTTGTGGTTTGCTTTTTGGATTCTACTACAATTTGTGATACTTTCATCCTAAAGTCCTTGTTTGTTATGTATTACTATTTATTTCTTATAACTAATATTAAATATTTCTACGATGACTACAAACTCATATATAGTGGTTGCTAAGAAAGATATCACCAGAGCCGGAACTGAAGCAGAAGCCTATGATATTATCTCGCAACTCCAACTTAACAACCCCCACGAGGAATACGAAGTACTGGAAGTACACCCTCCAAGACCAAAAGGTTTAGGTAGAGATCCAGACTTGTATGATTAATACATGAATAAAAAAGAAGTTGTTGAATTAGAATCTGCGTTTCTAAAATTTATGGAACAAGCAGAAGAATTAGGATTTTACTTTACACGTGATAGTGAAATAACTGCAAAACATAATACAGGTACTGAAAATCAGATTAATACCGAAGTAAAATTACGTCCTAATGATTATCTTAAAGATGTAAGTGGTAAGTTTTAGTAGATGTGCTAAAGCACATCTTGTTTTCGCTATCGCTCAAACACTTAATTTCTTTTTAATTAAGAACAATAATTGCGAAGCAATTTAGCATCATGTAGATAGTTGAGCCACAATTCGCCCGTTGCCGGACGAATTAAAAGTTTGGCTTCACATCATGTGAGTTAGCATCGCCATTCTGTTTAAGAAGATTACATATAATATGTGCGGAGGCGGCAGACCGTCAACCCCCTACTTCAGCATTCGCAATATCCGCGGAAGGCAGTTGATCCCAAACAGTCGAAATCACTTACCCGTGTGTTGTGTCTTTTTCACAGAGCACACATCTTTTATGCCTAAGTTAGCATTGTCCTTGCAACGCACCAGTATCTGAATGCACATTACTTTCGTAAGCATCCTCAAGGTGAGTCGAGCATCCTCGACCAAACAGTGTTGCTATTTTTTGCCTATTTTATTTTTTTCAACGCTTCTTTTAAAACTTTTGAACTTCCAACACGGACATTAATAATGCCGTTGTAGTATTCGTCAGTTTCTAAGACACGTCTATCGAATTGTTCTTTGGCTTCAAGATAACTTAATACGCCTTTGCTTTCACAATAGTGTAAAATTTCCCTTGTAAACTTTTCTGGGCCTATGTTTTGTACATCTTCAAGTAAATGATCTGAAGATCCCCAATAGTCTCTCCAGTCTGATTCTACTTTTTCACGTCTTTTGTTTTTTCTGCCTTTAAGTGGTGGGCGAGTTTTTTTGAATTTTGCGAGTTTTTTGCCTACGTACTTGCGATTGTTAGTTAAATTGGTTATTAAGTAGACAAAGCCTTCTATGCCTTCTGGGATTTCTGTTACTTCTTGTCCTTTGTAAGTCCATTGCATATGGATACTTACCCGAGCCTATGGTGCCTTGGTGTCTTTTTTGGAATCGTAAGTATTTTTTACCTCTTCCATACGTATTTTAGCAAGTGTACGTATTTCTCTGAGCCACTTCCGAGTTTCCTGCATAGTTCTGACACCACCATTCTTTTCAAAACGCTCGTTTGCTTTGAAATATTCCAAATATGCTTTTGTTAATTTATCGTGAGTGTCGTCTTGTATGCTCATTGTACTACATCAATGTCGTTTGCATAACTGGTAAAGCCGTTTTCTTTTACAACCTTAAGTACATTATTAACACGACCTTGTAATTCGTCTTTGTGTGAGATTAAATAAATGTTCTTTTTACGCTCTCTACCCATTTTCTTAAGAATAGCCAAACTATGTTCTACGCCTGCTGTGTCCATTCCGCTGTCAATAAGTTCGTCAACAAACAACAAGTTAATATTTTGATATAAACTTTCCCATACATCACGGAATGCAAAACTTAATCCTAAGATTAATCTGTTACGCTCACCTCTTGACAAATTATCAAAGTCAAGGTCTTGGCCTAATTGTGTAATCATCACTGTTAAGTCGTTTTGGAATACAACGCTGTGTGGTAATCCAATCTTATCTAAGTAATATGTTAATCTATTGTTTAAGTATGCAAGATTCTGTTCAATAATTTTTTTACGAATAAATGAATCTTTGTTTGTTAACAGTTTATACAAGAATGCTTGATGCTCTTGAGTAGATGTTAAGGTATTAACTTTATCCCAACTAACTTCTTGAATAGCAGTTTGTTCAAGATCTTCAATTTGATCAACATATGGATCAGTTTCTGTTTCTTTAGACTTTAATGCTTGTTTTAAATTCTCAACATTACTTCTATGATCGTATGCTTCTTTAGCAGTCTCATAAAATGTGTTAGGCTTTGCGTCTAAATCACCTATTTCAGATAACTTGTTTTGTACTTTTTCAAACTTAGTATTAATCTCCATTAAGTATGTCATTGTTTCGCCATACTCTTCTTGAAGTTTAATTTCGATTTCGTGTTTCTTATCTTCGTGAAGGTCTTGTCCACAAGCATGACACTTTGCATCATTAAGACCTTCTAAGTCTTTAGTAAGTTTTGCAATCTGTCTGTCAGTTTGGCTTAATGCACTTTCAAGTGTTGCACGTTCTTTTTCTAAATTACGTTTGTGTTTGTCATTTTCTTCCCATTTAGATAGCAATTCGTGATTTGCAAGTTCGGTTTCAATATCTAAATGTTCTAATTCATCAATACCTTTTTGTAAACGTTCACAATCTTTTGCATTTTGTTGACGCCATGCACTTGATTTAACTTTTAAACTGTCAATAGTTTCTGCAACTTTTTCATTTGCAGTTTGAATACCGTTTATCCTTGCAGTTTCTTCAGTAATACCGTCTCGAACTTCTTTTTGTTTTACTTTTAATTGTTCTGCTTTTTCAGAAAGTATAGTAATACCAAGTAACTGTTCAATAATAGCACGTTGATCGTTTGGTTTTAAACTTAGAAACGGTTCAGTATATGTGTTTAGTGCAACCAAGTGCTTAAACATATCATGACTCATTTGTAACAAGTCGTCAATTTCTTTTTGTGTTTCTCTTGAATCACCTTGCGACTCGTCTGTAATTTCTTTTTCTTCTTCGTTAATAAAAAACTTTAAAACATTAGGTCCACGACCTCGTTCAATTCTATATTTTGTTCCATTCTTTTCAAAATTAAGCGTAACTAACATACCTTTGCCGTTAGTTTTATTAATTAAATTGTTTCTACGAATGTTTGTTAATGCTTGTCCATATAATGCATACGAAAGGGCATTAATGATAGTGGTCTTACCAGTTCCGTTTCGGGAGCCACTATCATCGCCTCCTTGATCAAGATTCTCTCCAAGGACAAGTGTAAGTTGTCTATTGCTAAAATCAACAGCCTGCGTTTGATTACCAACGCTCATAAAGTTTTTTACAGTTAAATCTTTGATCAACATATTCTATAACTCATTATAAATGTTTAGCAGTGTTTGTTTGTTGTAGTTTTCACTTTCGATAGCGTTAATTTCTTCTGCTACAATTTGGTCAACGCTTTCAAATTTAGTAATATCAATGTCAGTATTAATTTGATCGTCTTGTAAACTTGGAATAAGCGTAATTTCACGACAATTAAACTGACGTTGGAATTCTTCTTTGATAAAACTTGCTTCTTCGTAACTAATATTAATGTCAAGTGTTACTCTAAGATACATTTTATCTTTCATTAATGTGTCTTTTTGATCAATTAGTTGGCTTAGTTTAACAGTTCTATATTTAGGACAACCTTCCCAATCAAGATATTGTGGCTCGCCACCATGTTCAAGGATCATCATACCTCGTTTGTCATCCCATGCATCTGCATAGTTGTGTGGAAATGCATTACCAATGTATGTTACATTACCTTGTGTTTGTCTTTTATGAAAGTGTCCACTAAACACATACTCTTGATGGACAAAATGTTTAGATTGTAGTTCACCTGTTTCAGGCATTTGCACCATAGCATTCATATAAAAGTTTGGAAGTTCAAAATGACCAAACATATATTTGCTTTTGATTTTAGGAATCTTTTTCCATTCGTCGCCAACAAGCCATGGCACCATTGTACTATCGCCTATTGTTGTAATTTCATCAACAACAGTTATACCGTCGATGTGTTTTGCAAATTCTACACTTTGAATATCTCTTTTGTCTTTGTAATATAAGTCGTGGTTACCAGGAAAGTAAAAGAACTGTTCAAATGCTTTACCAAGTTTTTCAAGACAGCGGATTGAATAATCCATTGTAACAATATTCAAACTATTTCTATTATGATGCCAATCACCCATAAAGATGCCTGTTTCGCATCCATGCTCTTTGGCTTTTTCAATATACCAATCAATAAATTCTTCACAGTCTTCATTATGCGCCTTTGAGTTAGATTTTAACCCAAAGTGAATGTCTGTAAATACTGCACATTTTTTAAACAAAATAATACCCCGTTTACTAATTTAATAGTTTACAACAAAAATTTACTAAAGTCAAGAACTTATTCGCCCTTAGCCATTTTTGCTCTTTGATCTTCAACTTGTCTTTCCCATTCACCTT